GCAATTCCTTGAGCCAGAATACATCGACCATGAGAAGAATGAGACATTGCAGAATGGCAATGAGATTCGCATGGGTGTAGAGCTTGATAAGTACAAGCGTCCAGTGGCATATCACTTCCTTAACTATCATAAGGGTGACTACGACTACACTGGTATGAATACTGGTAAGAAGTATATCCGTATTGAAGCGGATAGAGTGATCCATTTGTTCATTTCATTACGTGCTGGTCAGACCAGAGGCGAGCCTTGGACTTCACCTGCGATGTCAGCAATTAAGCAATTGTCTGGTTTCCGTGAAGCAGCGGTAATTAATGCTCGTGTTGGCGCGTCTAAGATGGGTTTCTTTACCTCTCCACAGGGAGATGGCTTTGTTCCTGATGATATGGAGCAAGATGTTCCGATTATGAGCGCAGAACCTGCCAGTTTCCACCAATTGCCAGCTGGTGTTGGCTTTGAAACGTTTGACCCTGCATTCCCTTCTAATGAGTTCGATACATTCCATAAATCAGTGTTGAAAGGCATTGCTAGTGGTCTAGGTATCTCTTATACGGCAGTTAGTAACGATTTAGAAGCTACATCTTACTCATCTATCCGTCAAGGTGCGCTAGAAGAGCGTGATATGTATAGAAATATACAGTCTATGATGATTGAGCATTTTGTACGCCCTATATTCGAGTCTTGGTTATACTCAGCACAAGAGTCTGGCACAATTCGCTACCCTGCGTTCAAGCTAGATAAGTTTATTGACGCTGCAGAGTTCCGTGGTCGTGCTTGGAATTGGGTAGACCCACAGAAAGAGATGAATGCTGCCGTTCTAGGTCTTAAGTCTGGCATATTGTCACTACAAGATGTGGCGAGCCAGTACGGTAAAGATGTAGAAGAGTTATTAAGTCAGATTGCTAGAGATAGAGATTTGATGGAGCAGTTTGGTATCCAGTATCAGCTTGAGCCGTATGGCGCTCAATTCACACCTGTAGGTGGAGAGGACGATGGCGAAGCCTAATGACCAGATGCGTAAAAACGCAAAGCGTGGGCTTGAACTACGCAAAGAGTATGGTCGTGGTGGTACTGATGTTGGTGTTGCTCGTGCTAGGGATATTAGTAATAACAAAGATTTATCTGACAGTACTATTAAGAGAATGTATTCGTACTTTTCACGCCACTCGTCGAATTACGACAAGCATTATGGCGAGAAAGAGAATGATGGTGGTGAGAATGCTTTCACGATTGCATGGCTACTTTGGGGCGGTAACGCTGGGTACTCATGGGCGAAGAAAGAAGTTAAACGTATTAATAACGAAGAGGAAAGAATGATGGAAGAGGAAAAAGATGTCTCTGAAATCGTTGAAGAGATAGAATCTGAAGAGATTGATATCGAGGAGTTAGCAGAAGAGGCTGAAGAGCCTGAAGAGCTAAACTTTGACGAAGAGCGCTCACTTGGTAAAGTAGAGCATCGCTCAATGGAGATAGGTTATAAGCCTATCGACGAAGACAAGCGTACTGCTATGATTGCTGTTAGCACAGAAGAGCCAGTAATGCGCTCATTTGGCTATGAAGTACTAGAGCATAGCAAAGACGCTATTGACTTAGATTTCTTAGGTAGTGGACGCGCTCCATTACTATTAGACCATGACCCAGAGAAGCAAATTGGGGTGGTAGAATCTGTTGAGCTTGACGAAAGTACGAAACGTCTTCGTGCTAAAGTACGATTCGGTAAGAACGGACTTGCTCGTGAAGCATTTGACGATGTAGTTGATGGTATCCGTGCTAATATTAGCGTAGGGTATTCAATCAGCAAGTTAGAAAAGAAGGACAAAGACACTTACATTGCGAAGCGTTGGCGACCTGTAGAAGCAAGCTTGGTTTCAATACCTGCGGATGTCACCGTTGGCGTTGGTCGCTCAAGTGAAACTTCAATCAACCCTGAAGAAAAACCTACTGAACAAATTAAGGAGACAATTATGTCTGATACAGTAGATATTGCAGCGATTGAAGCGGAAGCTCGCAAAGCTGCACAACGTAACGCTGCGGAAATCGCAGAACTAGGCGCACGTCACAACTTAGGCGACATGGCTCGTGAAGCTATCGCTAAAGGAATCTCTATTGAGTCTTTCCGTGGTGACGTATTAGAGAAGATTGGTTCTACTGCTGCTTTAGAAAATAAAGAAATCGGTATGGACAAAGAAGAAGTTAAACGCTTCTCTCTAATCAAAGCTATCCGTGCTTTAGCTAACCCACATGACGCTCGCGCACAGCATGAAGCTGCTTTTGAGTTTGAGTGTTCACGCGCTGCTGCTCAACAGTACGGTGCTAACGCTCAAGGTATCATGATGCCAGCTGACGTTCTTAAGACTTGGGGTCGTGACCTTAACTCTGCTGACGAATCAGATTTGTTTGGCGATGATTACCGTGGCGGTGATTTCATTGACGTACTACGTAACGCTTCAAGTGTTATGCAAGCTGGTGCAACAATGTTATCTGGTCTATCTGGTGACGTTAAGATTCCTAAGAAGCTAACTGCTGCATCTGCTGCTTGGATTGCTTCTGAAGGTGGTGCTGCGAGCGAGTCAGAAATGACTGTTGGCAACATCTCTATGACGCCTAAGACTCTTGGTGCTTTCACTGATGTAACTCGTCAGTTATTAATCCAAAGCTCTTTAGACGTAGAGAACTTAATCCGTGATGACTTAGTTAAAGCTATGGGTCTAGCAATCGATAAAGCCGCTTTAGAAGGCACTGGTACTTCTGGTCAGCCTACTGGTATTCTTAACACTACTGGTGTTAACACTACTACTTTCGCTGCTGCTAATCCGACTTTCGCTGAGATTGTTGCGATGGAAACTGCACTACGTAACGACAACGTTAACTCTGAAGGTTTAGCGTACATCTTACCATCTGCTATCAACGGTGCGTTAAAAACCACTGAGAAAGCTACTGGTACTGCACAGTTCGTTACAGACGGTCGTTCTATGAACGGTTACCGCACTGTAGTAAGTAACCAAGGTACAGCTGGAAATGTCTATTTAGGCGACTTCTCTGATTTATTAATCGGTATGTTCGGCACATTAGACTTAACAGTAGATCCATATAGCTTAAGCACTACTGGTTCAGTACGTGTTGTAGCTTTACAGTCAGTAGACACTGCGGTTCGCCATGCACAGAGCTTCTGTGTATCGAATGACGGTGCGTAATTGATTGGGGTGGGCTTCGGCTCACCCACTTTCCTTCTAGGAGATTGTTATGAAATATATTGTATTATCAGAATGTATTGCTTTAGGTCGTAAGCTTAAAGTAGGCGAAATTGTAGAGCTAGAGACTGAAGTTGCTGACGCGCTAGGTCGTTTAGGTCGAATTGAACAGCACACAGGCGAAGTAGAAGTTAAACCTGTTGTTGTAGAAGACAGAGAAGAAAAACCTGTCGAAACTCGTAAGAAAAGAGCTAAAAAGGCTAAGTAAATGGCTGTTGAGACTGCTGCAGATAGATTAGTCATGTTGAGCGACTTCGGTATAGAGGTTGCTTATACTAACAATGGCACTACCACCAATATCACTGGTATTTTCGATAAGCAATTCGAGGCGGTAGATGCAGGTGGCAATGTGGCTTTTGCTATGGAGCAACCACGATTCTATTGCAGAACATCTGATGTGCCAAATGCAGTAGAGACTGATACACTGGTCATCGAGGGCAATACATATTACGTAAGAGTAATCATGCCAGATGGTCAAGGTATTACAGAGCTACAACTAGAGAAACAAGATGCATAAACGTCAAGCAATCCGTGAGAATATAAAGACCACGTTGACTGGTTTAACTACCACTGGTAGCAATGTATTTGTTACGAGAGTATATCCTGTTTCCAAAAGCCTTACACAAGGCATTATTATTTACAATGAAAATGAGACGGTGCAGTACCTAGCAATGGGGTCACCACGCTCACAAGAAAGAAATTGTGTCTTCAAAGTCGAAGTATATGTAAAGACTAATACTGGCTTTGATGATAAAATGGATACTATCATGGCAGAGATTGAATCTGCTTTGGCAGTTGATGTCACTCGAGGTGGTAACGCCATTGACACTATGATTGACAACTTTGATTCAGACTACAATGGCGATGGTGAAATGCCAGTTGGTGTAGGTCAGCTTGACGTAATAGTTAAGTACCATACTACCGAAGGCTCACCGACAACTTAAACCATAGAGGAAATATCATGGCTACATACACTGGTCGTTCAGGCGCAGTATACTCAGGTTCAAATGCCGTAGCAGAAGTTCGTGACTGGTCACTCGAGGAAACCAGTGAAGTAGTTGCGGATACTGTTATGGGTGATACTTGGGTATCGAACAAACCTACACAAAAATCTTGGACTTCATCATTCAACGCTTACTGGGACGAAACTGACTCAACTGGTCAGGGAACTCTTACTGTTGGAGCTGAAATAACATTAAACCTTTACCCTGAAGGTAATACTTCTGGTAATAAATACTGGTCTGGTTCTGCAATCATTACCTCAGTATCAAAGAGTGCATCTTTCGATGGATTAATCGAAGCATCATTCTCTGCAACTGGTAACGGTGCATTAACTGAAGAATCAGTAGCATAAGGTAAATTATGAAACTTATTGAAGCAGCGGTATCACATTTTAGCAGTAAAACCGTCCGTGAAATCTATGTTCCTGAATGGGAAGTCACTTTATACGCTAAACCTCTATCACTAGAGGATAAGTCTAAGTGGATTACTAGAGCTGACGGTGATAATACTGACTACATGGTGTACGCCCTAATTTTCGGCTTAGTCGATGATAAGGGTGATTCGGTTTTCGATATTGGCGATAAGGTAAAACTTCGCAGAAATGTCGATCCTGAGATCGTTGGTCGTCTTGCTAACTTTGTGTTAGAAGTGACCGCCCCTACCGAAGAGGATAGGGAAAAAAACTAACAGATGACCAAGGTAAACTCACCGAGCTGTACTTTATGTACCAACTGGCAGAGCATCTTGGTCAACCACTTTCAACTGTGCTTGAGATGACCATGGATGAGTATAACCATTGGTTTACTTATTTGCGTATCAAGCAAGAAAAGATGGAAAAGGCTAAATAATGGCTAAGACCGACGCACTGATTACCTTTGCAGCTACTGGACAAGACCAAGTAGCTTCAGCGATGCAAAAAGTATCGTCAGAGGTAGACAAGACTTCAGCACGAATAAACAAAGGCACTCAAGCTATGAAAGGCATGGCTAAGAGTGGTAATGCGCTGAAGACTCAGTTAAGGTTTATCCGTGGCGGTGCAGGTCAGGTTGGTCATCAAATTCAAGATATGGCGGTACAGTTCCAAGGTGGAACACACGCAGCCATTGTCCTTGGTCAGCAAGGTTCACAGATAGCATCATTATTCGGACCACAAGGTGCGGTAATAGGTGCAATCGGTGCTGTTGGCGCAGCAATCTACACTTCTATAAATCAAGCGTCCGTACAGGCTGAGAAAGAACTTAAAGCCATGAAGGAGCGTATGGCTGAAACAGCCACTAGCGCTGAAGGATTTACCGAAAGCTTAAGAGGCTTATCTAGATTCTCAACCTTAGACAGCATTGACTCAATAAAGAATCAAATGTCTGAGCTAGGAGAGGAACTTGATAGCTCATTTGCGTTATTGGGTGACTTTGCTAAATTCCAAGAGATGGAAGAAGTATTTGCCAATGGCGCTGGCGGTCTTAATATATTCGCTTCTGCTTTTATGGATGTAGCGAAAGCAACAAGATTTTCAGATAAAAGCATAGAAGAAGCATCTGATAATGTACAGTTATACTCTGCATATCAAAAGATACTTCAAGATGAGCTAGAAAACTATCAACAAATACTAAAAAATATTGATGATGGTAAAGCCAATCCATTCCTGACAGATAAGAGTGCCGATGATTTCTTAAGTAAGCTTACGGAAACGAAAGATACTTACGGCATGAATGAAATAGCGTTATTAAATTACAATAAAGCCAAGCTACAAGAAGCTGGTGTAAGTGATGCAATAATAACTAAGATTGACGCTGAAATAGCAGCTTACGCAAAGAGAAAGAAAGAGATTGACGAGGCTACCGAGGCTGAAAGAAGAGCTAAGGCTGAAGCAGATAGCCATGCCAAGTCGAAAGAAAACTTCATACAGAAGTTAGACAAGCTTAACAACAAACAGACATTGACTAATGCTCAGATACTAGCATTAGAAGCTTCTGAGTATAACCTTAATGCAGAACAACAAAAGACTCTTAATCTTATCATAGCTAAGACTGTCGCTCGTGATGAAGAGACTAGAAAGGCTAGAGAGAAAGCTGAAGCGGACAAGAAGTTAGCTGA